GATGCCAAAGACACCATTGCAAAAGTTAAAAGAATCAATAAACCATATGCGAGAAAGATACAAATCCTTACTGTCCTTGAACAACGAGCCAAAGTATCTGGGAAGAGGGAGCAAGCAGCTCTCGCAAAAAAAGCAAAAGAACAACTAAAAAGGAAACACGAGAATGACAAAAGAAAAGTGTGATACTTGTGAGTGCTATGAATGTGACTGCGAAGAGTGTACGTGTGAATGTCACGAAGATATGGTAGCAGAAAAAGGTAATGATTGAGTTTGTGTTAGTGTTTATGATGGGATTAAGAGTAGTAGACCAAACACAAACCTTTGAAGACATAGATAGATGCTTGTACTTTGCAGAACGATTACACAAGCAACCATCAATACCACAGATGGAAGGAGCTAATCTACAGATAACAGCATACTGTAAACCTAGAAGGAAACGATAATGTTAGCAGAACTCGCAGCAGCAAATGCAGCCTTCGGTGTAATCAAGAGTTTTATATCTAATGGTAAAGAACTTTCAGGTTGTGCTAAACAAATATCAGATTTTGTATTTTCTAAAGAAGCCATAGAGAAAAACCTTAAAAAGAAAAAAGCTAAAGGTATAGGTGGTGGAGACTTAGAAGAGTTCATGGCTCTTGAGCAGATAAGAGAAAAAGAAGAAGAACTCAAGAAGATGATGATATATTTAGGTAGACCCGGATTGTGGCAAGACTGGCAACAGTTTCAAGCTGAAGCAAGAAAGTCTAGACGTTATCAAGAAAAGATGGCAGAGAAACGCAGAGAAGAGATAATGGAATATGTAGGCTACAGTGTAGGTTTTATTGTCATTATATTCTTCGCAGGATTAGCAGCTTGGTTTGTAGCTAAGTGGACAGGTAGATTATAACTCCATGTATAGGCATCTGCACGTTGCAAGAAAATGTCTGCATAGGATGTAACAGAACAATAGAAGAGATTAAAGAAGCATATGAGAGCACCACAAAAGTCACTAGCAAATTGGACAAAACAAAAGTGGAGAACTAAGAGTGGTAAACCTAGTACACAGGGGTCAAAAGCTACCGGTGAACGTTATCTACCTGAAGCGGCAATTAAGGCTCTTAGTTCCAGTGAATACGCCGCCACTTCGGCTGCTAAACGCAAAGCAACTAGAGGAAATAGACAAATATCTAAACAGCCCAAAAAGATTGCTAGAAAAACGGCGAGATTTAGATGAGCAAAAGCGTATTGTATCTAAACTTAGCGAAGCCGCTGTTGAAGCTAGGAAACTATCTATTCAACAAGCACGTGAAAGCTCTAAGAGAAAAACAAGAAAAAGAAGGAACTAGGAGACTATAATGGAGAACATGGTTTTAGATGCATGGAACGACCTTAGTTATGGTGAAGGTGTTCTATTTACAGTATGGTTATTTATTTTGTACTACGGTAAAGTATGGATTGATACTAAGTTTAAACAAAAGGAATGTACATGTTTACGGCGTTAATAGGACCTATAGCAAATCTAGCTAGTTCATGGATGAGCAGTAAGGTTGAGAAGGTCAAAGCAGAAGGACAAGCTAAAGTAGCACAGGCTAAAGCTAAAGCAGTAGTAGCTGAGAAAGTTGCTGCAGGAGAAGTGCAGTGGGAAAATACTATGGCAGATGCTACAGATAATAGCTGGAAAGACGAATTTGCCTTGACAGTTTTGCTTTTACCTGCTATACTAGTATTTATACCTAGCATGACAGAATACGTAAGAGTAGGCTTTGAAGTATTGAATACACTACCTGAGTGGTATCAGTATCTTTTATTTATAGCAATTAGTGCATCCTTTGGTATTAAAGGTGCAGGTCAAGCTATGAAAATTATGGGGAAGAAATGAACTTAATAAAACTACAAGATGAATTAGCAGAAGATGAAGGCATAAAGTTTGAAATATATAGATGTTCACTTGGGCATTTAACAGGGGGTATAGGGCATCTTATTACTGAATGGGATGAAGAGTTCTACGATAAGCCTATAGGAACTAAAATACCACATGACCAAGTAAATGATTGGTTTGAGAGAGACATTAAAACAACTATAAACGATTGTAACTTACTGTTCTCTCAATTTGATAATCTACCTGAAGATATACAACATGTATTAGCTAATATGTGTTTTCAATTAGGTAGACCTAGACTATCTAAGTTTAAGAACATGATTGCTGCCGTAGAAGACTTAGATTGGGAAAGAATGGCAGACGAAATGGAAGACAGTAATTGGTACAAACAAACTCCTAACAGAGCCGATAGATTAATTACTCGTGTTGACAGACAATTTGCAAGAGAAAGTATCGCATAATGAGTAGAGAACTAACTGAAAGACAACAAAAGTTTCTAGCTGTTTTATTTGATGAAGCAGGTGGAGATGTAGTAGCAGCTAAGAAGTTGGCAGGTTATGCTGAAACATCTAGCACAACAGAGATAGTGAAATCCATGAAGGATGAGATACTAGAAGCTACGCAGTTGTTTATGAGTAGGAACGCACCTAAAGCTGCAATGGCTATGGTGGGTGGTTTATACGACCCTACTGAGTTAGGTCTTAAAGATAAGATGATGGCAGCTAAAGAATTACTAGATAGGACAGGCTTAGTGAAGACTGAGAAAATGCAAGTAGAAAGCACTGGTGGTGTTATGTTACTTCCCCCAAAACAAGGAGAATAAAATGATAATAAATATAGCAACAAAAGGACTTAGTGCAGGTGCTAAAATTATTTTAAAGCAGTTAAAAACTTTACTGAAAAAGTCTAAAAAAACAACAAAAGACAGAGAAAAAATTACTAAGTTAAAAAAGCAATTTAAAGCAGATAAAACAGTACAGGAAAAACAAAGCAAATTACAGTCTCAGAAATATAAATCTGGGGGTAAAGAGATGGGTAACAAGCCTACTAAACAAGACAAAGGTGACCTTAAACAAGGAGAAAGATACTTACCATCTGACCCAAATAAAAAGGGTAAGCTAGACATAGATGATGCTTATTACGAAAAGGTTGGAAAACTTGTAGATAAATTAAGTGATAAAGAAATGAAAAAAATGATGAAACTTAAAACTAATAAAGAGGTTAGTAAAGAAGTTATGAAGAGAACAAAAGGAATGTCTACAGGTGGTCTATCCTCAAAAAAATATATGAATCCTATAAAAGTAGTAGATAATTTAAAAAAGAAAAGTAATGGATAGAAGTGTAGGCAAGTGGAAGTTACCACAACCAACAGACTTAAAAGATGAAGAACAAAAAGAATGGGTACAGATACCTCGCATAGCTAGGACTATTCCATTTGGATATAAGATAAACGAACAAGACCCTGACTTACTTGACCCAATACCATACGAGTTAGAAGCCATAGAGATGGCAAGAAAGTATGTAAAGCAGTATTCCTATCGTGAAGTAGCTAATTGGATGACTACTAAAACGAATAGAGTTATATCTCACGTGGGTTTAAGAAAAAGGTTAATGCATGAAAGACAACGTAAGAACACGGCTAGAACTCTCAGAAAGTGGTCTGAGTATGCCGAAAAGGCGATACAAAAAGCGAAAGCCATTGAAGAAGCAAGAACAGGTGCAAGAGCCTAAGATACAAGAAGTATCAGATGTAGAAGCAGTACCTGTAGAAGAGCAGAATGTAGTATTTAAACCTAACGTAGGACCTCAAACAGAGTTTCTTGCAGCAGGTGAAAGAGAAGTACTATATGGTGGTTCAGCAGGTGGTGGTAAATCATATGCCATGTTAGCAGACCCTTTACGTTACATGGGTCATCCATCATTTAGTGGCTTGTTACTACGACACACAACAGAAGAATTAAGAGAACTTATATTTAAGTCAAAAGAAATATACCCACAGATATGGAAGGGTATAAAGTGGTCAGAACGAAAGATGCAATGGGAAGCACCGTCAGGTGCAAGGTTATGGATGTCATACTTAGACCGTGATGATGATGTACTTCGTTATCAAGGTTTGGCATTTAGTTGGATAGGGTTTGATGAATTAACCCAATGGTCTACTCCGTATGCTTGGAACTATATGCGTTCACGTTTGCGTTCAGTTGCACAGGATTTGCCTGTCTACATGAGAGCAACAACTAACCCCGGA